TATATTGTTTTAATTTGTTTTCTAAGTCTTCTATTTGTTTGTTAAGCTCTAAGATAGTTTGGTTCTTACTATCTCTTACAGCAGTTACTTTCTTTTCAAGTATGTTGTTTTCTATATTAAGCTGGTTAACATATTGACCTATTTCACTAACACCTTGTATGAAATGTTTAAGGTCTTTGTTCTTTGGCTTTGCATCTGACCACTTAATAACCTTATCAGATATAAAGTTAAACCATAATAAATATGATTGTCTTTGTAGTAAGGTCATTATATTGCCATCCCTATTACAACTCCAATACCTAATAGTAAAATAGATATAGAAAATACAATTAATAAATCTAATTTAGCTTGAGCATCTTCTTCTAGCTTTTCTAGTTCTTTCTTTGTGTAAACCTCAATACGCTTACCTTTTACATTAATGTGTAATCCTGTTTTTGTTTTTGTCATTTTGTTTAGTTTTAGTAAATGTTATAAATTATACTTCTAATTATTTCTTGTCTTTTAAGTAGTCGTTCTTTGACATCTTTAGGTACTTCTGTTCTTAGTGTAGTTTCAATGTCTTTTAACTCTTTGTTTAAATCGTCTAATTGTGTAATCATAATTTTTTTGTTTTAACAAACCTAATTAAAATTAATGTTATAAACAAATTATAAACAAAGTTTTTTATTCATTCATCTTAAAATAGCTATCCCATATACCCAGCTCTGTGTCTTCTTCATTGATATTCACAATAGCTGCATCACTTTCTTTTAGTAAATAACAAGGCTTAGATACTTTTTTACTTCCCCATAGTGTTGTGTCTGGGCAATACATATTTTTTACCTCTAAGTCTTTTAAGCTGTTAAGCCAAAATAGATAGTTTCCTTTAGGGTCGTTTACAAAATACAGAGCTACCTTTCCTGTGGCTATTAGTTTATCAAACTTAGCCTTTTCTATTATCTTAGTGTCATAGTATTTATTCCTAAACTTCATCTCTATAACACATTCTTGAGATTTTGGTGTCTTTCCCTCAGCATCCCAGCTTACGCTACCCTCTCCAGTATGACTTAAAGTCCAGCCATCTAAGTTCAGTAATGTTACTACTGACTGTTCCCACTTATGTATGTCTTTAATCTTTGTCATAAATCTTATCTATTTCATTAATCCATTGAACTAATCGTGATGGGTTGCAGCTACAAGGTTCGTGGTACTTATGTTTGTAGTAGACTGAATGAAGTTGACACAAGAGCTTATATTGTTCTCTTGTTAGCTTTCCTTTTACATCAGCTTTAAACTGCTTCCATTGTTCTCTGTGTTCTACTTCCATAAGTCTAAATCTATATCGTTCCACTCATCTCTACGTTTATCACATCCACAGTCTGGATTTATCTTTTTCCATATATACCTTATACCTGTGTAGTAAGTAATATAATAAACTAAATCTCCTAATCTCATAATTTATCTTTAATGTTTTTAAGTGCTGTCCTGTAAGTATTGTAAAGACTATAATAACTTATCTTAGTATCTCTACTTAGTGAAGCTACTGACTTACCAGAAGCTACTAAACTAAATACCTTAGAGTCATACCAGTACATCTCTTTTAGTATTTCATCTATATTATCTTTTTGTTTAGCATATTCTACCTCGTCTATACCTAAGTCTTCTACTTCTTTTATCTCTCCGTTTATATCCTCTATATAAGTCTTAAGGAACTTGGCTTCTTTCTTGTGGGTGTTTAAGTATATCCCTCTAAGGACTTTATAACAGTAGTAAGTGTTGATGTCGTCATTATACCAAAGGTCTAATCCTTTCTCTACATCTAAATGTATTTGTATGAATAATTCTTGTACTATATCCTCTGCATAACTCGAATTACACCCAAAGCTCTTTACTATATTAATAAATGTTTTTTTCTTTTCGTAAGCCAGTTCTACTAATGATTTCATTTTATTTTAAATTAAAGTCTAATTCAGATATCTTCATACTATAACTATCTGCTCTAAATTTGAATTTACTTCCGTTTGGGTCTGTATCTCCTTTTTTTCTAAATATTGCTGTATTGTAAAATTTATCTTTTGCAATGAACCCATATAAATAGGCTTTTTTGTAATCATCAGCCATACCAACAAAGCAGTAGTAATCACACTTTTGTTTAGTATTAAAGGCAAATAGACTCATAGTCCAATTATTATTTGGTGTCAAATTTGCACTATGTCTTTTAGTTTTTACATCTATCTTTTTATTGTCTATTATTAAATCATAGTCATAAGTATTTTCTTGAATAGCATTATAATACTGTCTAACTAAAACCTCTCCTAAAGCACCACATTTATTGCCTTGACCTTGTGTGTAACTATTGTTTAATACTCCAAACTCATATAGCTTTTTAGCTTCTTCTATACTTTCTTTAGTTATTTTTAACTCTATCATAATGTTGATTTAGTTAAGGTTCTTGGTACATAGTGATGTAAAGGGTCATATACATAGTCAGTTATCACAAAAGGTAATCCAAACTCATTTATGCTAAAGCTGAATGTTTCAAAGGAATAACCCCTACTTCGTTTACAACTTACAGTAACCCAGTCTTTGTTAGTTGTGTTTAATTCTAATTGTATTTGTGTTTCTGTCTTCTTTTCTAAAAAGCTACCTAAATGTCCAGTAGGCTTGTCAGTTCCATAATTACTATGTATTACTGTTATTATGTGGCAATCGTATCTTGCACTTAATTGCATTATCTTTTGAACACATAGATTAGATTCTTCTAAGTTGTTTACATCGCTTACTAAGTCAGCTACACCATCTATAACAACTAAACCATTCTTACCTTTGTTTTCTTCTAAGCAATATTCTATAAATTGTAAACGTTCTTTATAACCTACTGTTCTTAAGGCATAGGTCTTATAACATCCTACATCCTTAGTTATACTCATATCTTGAACCCTTTTAAATACTCGTTGTGAGTGCCAGTGTCCTTGCTCAGTATCAAAGTGCATTAAACACCTACCCTCCCTATGTCCTTTAATTCTTCCCCCAAAGTTATTACCGCCACTTAAATAAACGGATGCTAATAGACTTACAAAAAAAGTCTTCTTAGATTTAGGTGGTGCTTGTATAAACGAGAAATTACCATACGTTCCAATAGGTATAGGAAACTTAATCTCTCCTCCTTTTGATTGTATAGTAGATTCCCCAAAGCTCAAAGCAGTAGGTGGATAGTCCATAACTTCAGATGTATCTATTGTACACTCCTCAGCTATCAACTCCATAAGCATTTTATGTGTTGTTTCTTCTTCAGTCATTATATTGTTTTTGTTTTTGTTTCGCTTAAAGGTATAAAAAAAGGGTCAATTAAGACCCCTTAGTTATAAGAAAAAATTAAAATGGAAGTCCATCTGCCTCAGCTTCTTGAGTAACAGGCTCTTGTTGTTCTTGCTTTTCAGCATTTACAATGCTTCCATTATTCCAAACTACCTTACCATTTGCTAAGTAAGTCTTTTGCTTTTTAGCCTCACGTTCTTCTTGTGTTTGACTAACATAGATAGCTGTATTGTTTCCGTATCTTGTTTCATCGTTTACTGACATTGTAAGGTTTACATAGACGTTTCCATCTTTACCAGCAATAAACTTCTCTTTTGGTAGCTTTGCTACATTTAAACTAAAATTAATTAATGCACTCATATTTATTTATATTAAAGGGTTTTTATTTGTGTAGGTTTTTTAAATGATTCTGATTCGTCTTCTCCAAAGACTCCTAATTCATAGAATCCTGTAAGTTTAAGAACTGCTCTACTCATAGCTCTTTTCTCTGCCATCTCTGCAACGTACCAAGAGTTAGTGTTACCATCTTTGTAAGTGTCTCCTTTTAAGGCACTACCAAAGGTTTCTATGCGTTTACCATCCTTACCAGCTATTGCTTTAAATACAGCATAGTTAGGTTCGCATCTTATCACTTCATAGTTTACAGACATCTGCTCTAAGGCTTGTATCTTATCTATACCTTGTCTTGTAATAATAGTGTAGTGTTGGTGTTTAAAAAAGTCTTCTTTTGTTAGATTGTATTTCTTATACAAATCTGTTAGTTTTTGTTTATTCATTGTTGTTTATTTAAGATTTCGTTTTGTGCTTCTAAAAATTCTATTCTTTCTTCTAGTGCGTTGATTCTAATATTTAAAAAATCAATAGTATCATTACTAGCTATTCTGTTTATGTCCTCTGAATATATCATAATTATATTTCGTTAAATAGTTCGTAAGGACTTCCATAGTTGTTTAGCAGTGTGTGTAAGCTCATAACTACTCCGTAAGATAATTGACTCACTTTAGTTTTTACTTCTAGTTCTTCTGTTACTTGTTCAACAATTAAAGGAAAAGAAAAGTTTTGTTTTTTTAACCTAGATTGATGCTCTGGTTTTAATCGTTCTTGTAAATACATTTGTTTCTGTTTTAATTAATAATATAACAAATATATAAAAAAATATGTAATTAACAAAATATAAACAAAAAGCCCTTCATTTCTGAAAGGCTCTCTATAAACAAATTTGAAACAAAAACAAAAAATCTATTTACACAAATATAAGTATTATATATGTAACTTAAAAATTTTGTAGCTTTTTAATTTCTATTAATTTAGTGTTATAATTGTTAAATATATCTAACCATTCATCATCTGAAAGTTTACATATTTCTCTTGACTTTATAAGTAGTTCTTCTGAAAGTTGTTCTCCTAATGCTAAAGAGTATTCATACTGCCGACCAAAATCAAAACGGTTACATTTTCTGCACTGAGATTTTACGTTTCTCTCGTCATAGCGTGTTGCTAATCTGCCTCTTGATATAAAGTGTCCTCCATCGCTTTCTGTGAAGTGTATAGGCTTTTGACAAGTTATACAGTTACAATAACCAGTATTATTATCTGCATCCCTTCGTCTTATGTATTCGTGAAATACCTTATCTATCTTAGTCTTCCAATATTTTAAGGTTTTCTTTTTTGGCATTTGAATAGAACTCAGATGTCTTAGCTATTTATTTAGATTTTATTTATATTTTTTTTTATCTATATTTTTAGAAATATATTTATATATAATTTCTTAGAAAACTACAAAACATTCTAATAATAAATGGTTCAAAGTTATATCTTTTATTTTAAATAAAAAAATTTATTTTTTGATTGTAATGTTTTTAGATATCTTTTCAACACTACGACCAACCACATAACCACCTATCCCAAGTTGTAGTAAGTTCCAAAATTCATCCTCTAGTTCTGGTATTCTAAGGTCAAATAAAGGTGCTATAAACTTTACATATATAACTATAAACCCAAAAGCTAACATAAGTATAGGTCTCCAAGAGCGTTGTAGCCAATTACCTTTAGCTTCTGAAACTATTATTTCAGTTTGTAATTTTTGGAGTTCCATTTGTTGCTCCTGTAATACTTTAAAGACTTCGTTTTTAGCTTTAATACGTTCTTCTTCAGAAGTAAATAAGCTGTCTATAACCTTACCTATCTCACTTATGACTCCAGTAGTAAACCAATTTAAAATCTTTTTCATATA